CGATGAATACAAACGCGCCGCCATTGGCGTTCAGGCGCTCAAGGGTATCGGTTCCTTCGAGCAGGAAAGCGCCGTCAATCTGAATCAATTGATCGGCCAGATCCCGGAATCCCAGCGTTCGCGCTACATTACCTTAGAACCTGCCGATCCCAACGTCGTCACCTTGGAGTCAGCCAATGCCATTCAAACTCAAAAACGGGAAGATGATGGATTTCTCAACGCTCAAGAAACATCTGGCGATGAAACGAGACATCCGTGATCCCGCCGCACTCGCCGCCACAATCGAAAAAAAAGACACCGGTTCATGGCCCAGCCAGAAAAAGAAAGGATAACCCGATGAGCGATCCCGCATTCCCCGATGATGGTCAGGTCTGGAAGGCCATAGATGGAACCGTTGTCGATTGGGACCACAAAACCCAGATCAATCCCAATACCGGTGAAGTCTATGACTTCGGCGGCAATCTGTTAAAGGCGGCTGTGAAGGAGTCCAAATGAGCGCACCGGTCACCCTTGCGGGAACGTTTTCCAATATTACCGGCACTGGCAATGTGACCGGCACCGACCAATGGGCCGGGCAACTGGTGGGGTTCTATGTCAACTCCACCAGTTCCGGAACCCTGGTGCTGAAATCCGGAGGATCCTCCGGTACCGCCATGGCAGGCACCATCACCCCGGCCATCGGGTTCCATTCTTTCCCGGCGATATTCAAATATCCACTGCATGCCACCGTGGGTGGCACCATCGATGTGACCTTCTTCTATAACGTCGTGGCCTGATCCAGATTGACTAATGGCGACTATCACTGTTGCATCGAATAGTTCGACGGACGTGCAGACGGCCATCAATGCAGCATCCGCTGGCGACATAGTACAGCTTCTCGCAACTTCCGCATCATGGGCCGCATTATCCGTCACCTGTAATAAAGCCATTACCATTCAAGGCGTATCGACTGCTGCGCCAGCCAACCCAACCAAGGGGTGTGGAGTCTCTAGCACGATTATCGATGTGACCGGCACACCGGGTAATTCATCGGCCAACGTCACGTTCAATATTACCAAGCAGGCTGGCGGGCTGACCAGAATCAAGGGAATCAAGTTCACTCTTACCGATAACGGCGGAGAGCAACACCCCATCAATATCGATGGTGGATGGCTTACGGCTCGCCCCGTGATTTGGGATAACTGCGAGTTTGTATGCGACGGCGGCACCATGATGGACTCCCACGTCGCCGGTGGCGTGATCTTCTCCCATTGCACCTTCACCGGCTTATGGAACGACTTCTTCCTCACGGTCAAAGATCTCTTCAGCGATGCGGTTACCTATTCGTGGCATACCGCCGACAGCATGGGGATGAACGACACGACAGGAGAGAAGAACATCTACGTCGAATCCAGCAAATTTAACGGCGGCGCAAACGGCGTGTTTGATGCCGACGATAACAGCAGGTTTGTGGATCGTCACAACGAGTACAACAACTGCGGCGGGTTCAACAGCCACGGCTGGGACACGTCGCCCTACGGCTGCAGGCATTTCGAGATATACGAAAACGATTACAACTTCGTCGTGGACCCAGCCAATGGCGGGCAAGGCCAATTCCAGAAACCGTATTCGGGTGGATCCTACAGCAATAATGTCAATTTCTATATGTGGCTTCGCGGTGCTACTGGTGTGATTTTCAATAATGCAATGGATGACATCTATAGCACCGCTTGGGGCGATAAGTTCGAGATGCACGCCACGATTCGAGGCATTGAAGACAATATCGGGTCGGCGGGCGGTCCATTTCCCGGTGGTTGCGGTACGGTCGTCTACCCTTGTCCGCACCAGTTGGGGCAGAACAATAACGGGACATCGGACTTCACCGATCCTATTTACGTCTGGGGCAATACCGGGACTCTTTGGAATCCCAGCTATCCTAATGTATGGGGTAGCTCCAACTTTAGTGCATGGGGCAATCAGTGTGGACTAGCCGACTATAATGATTGGTGGCAGTCTGGACGGGATTACATCTTGAGCGGAGGCGATGGCAAAGGCGCAACCGCCAAGCCGGGATATACGGCCTATACCTACCCACATCCGCTGGTGGCGGATACTCCAGACACTGGAACATCGGGGTATGGCAAAGGCCGACCGACAATGGCATAAATTATGGGATTTACTTTTAAGAACTTCGGTATCGCATCAGCAGCATCCGATACCTGCAATGTCACGCTGACGGGAACATCCGTCAGTGCGGGCGATTTAATTGTCGCATGGTGTGGCTGGGCGCAAACCGAAAGTGGGTCATCATTTACCGATAGCGGTGGTTCCACCTTTCTGGGCGCTGGCATCAATACAGGCGGCCCGTGGACGGACGTTAATGGACAATTTATTTATTGCCTTAGTTCTGTTGCCACAGGCTTGCCGACCTATACTTTGACCAAAACGGGAACTTTATTCCCGATGTTTTACGTATTTGTCTATACACCAACTGCAACGCCGGTTCTGGATCAGCAGATTTATTCGGCGGGGTTGGGTGGAGCGGGCTCCACATCGCCCGATTCAGGATCCATCACTACTACCGGATCTGACGAACTCGTGGTCGGTGGACTTCTTGCAGAAAATGACGCCAATCCAGTAACGGCTTACGCGGTAGGTGGCGTTGGCGCTGGTCCACAAATTGCATCATTTCAGGCTAGTGCTTTTACCATTGGCATGTGGTCTGGGACGACGACCGGCACAGTCAATGCCACAGCAACTCTGAATTTATCCGAGAAATGGCTGTCCAATGCAATTAGCTTCAAGATTGCGGGCGGTGGCGGTGGTGGAGGACAAGCAATCTATACCTCCAGTCAGGGAATTCCCGTTCGCGGGGCAGCGCGAACACGAGTGATCTACGGGTGAAGCATCTGGTCATCGGTTGCGGTGAAGTGGGTCAAGCATTAATGGATGTATTGGATTGCTCCGGGTATGATCCTAAAAAGGGCTATAACGATAGACCTTCTCTGCAACCCGACATCATTCACATCTGCATTCCCTACTGTGAAAGATTTTCAGGGTCCGTGCATGGATATCAATCCTGGCTGAAGCCACAATTTACCGTTATCCATTCCACAGTTCCGATTGGAACCTGCGATTCGCTCGATTCGCATCATAGTCCGATCCGTGGGCGACATCCGCATCTGGCAACGTCAATACGCACATTTCGGAAATATATTGGCGGTCCGGAATCTGAAATCATCCGCGATGAATTCATCCGACACGATATTCCCGCCACCGCCTGCCGGTCTGCGCGAGATACCGAAGCAGGCAAATTGATGGATCTCATGCAATTCGGGCAGAGCATTCTACTGGAGAAGGCGATTTACCAATTCTGCGATGAGTATCAATTATCGTTCGAATTGGTCTATTCCCAGTTCAATAAGTCCTACAATGCCGGGTATGGAGCCATGGAATGCCCACAATACCAGCGGCCAATATTGGAGCATATGGAAGGTCCCATCGGCGGTCACTGTATCGTCGATAGCATGGCATGGCTGGACATGAAAGAGGCTCGGGACATTGCAAATGGTGGCCGTTAGGTCCCAATCCGAGATATTGGTCAATGGGATTGTCCGGCTGGTCGATATGCACGTCAAAAGCGTGATCGAGAATAAGGCTGCCGGACAAATGGGAGTCTATTCGGTCACATTGCGCACGCTGGTCACCATGCTGGTGAAAGAGCGAGATGACTTGTCCGACCATGTGAGTCTGCTATATTCGCGGTTGGCAGATGCGGAAAAGAAGCGAAAAGTCCTCATGGTAGTAAAAGAGAAGTGGAGGCGCAAAGCGCAATCCATCATCAGTAATCGAAAGGTGGAAATTCAATGATAGCCATGCTCATGCTACTCACCCTGGCGGGTCCCGGCGTTCCATCGTCGGTTCGAGCGGTTGCGGATTCCCCATCCAAAGCAACAGTAAGTTGGAATTACCAGTCTCAGGGCGCTCCCGCCGACGGCTTCTACGTCGAGCGCAGTCTGAAGCCGTCATCTGGATTCGTTCGTGTTGCCACCGTGACGGCTTCTTCTCGTGTCTACCATGACTCTGGCCTGTATGCCGACACGGGCTATTACTACCGCCTGCGTGCGTACAAGAACTCGCAAGCATCGAACTATTCGCTCATCGTCATGGCGGTTACCAATCCTCTCCAGGCTCCAATTGTGAACGCGGGCATCGATCAGGATCTTCTTCTTGGCAATACGTCTTCCCTGATGGCTGTTGTGACCACTGACGGTTTGCGACCTACCGATATTGTTTCCTATAAGTGGTATATGGTCAGCGGTCCGGGGCTGGTGGACTTTTCGAATGCAACCGGCCTTATAACGACGGCAAAGTTTACCGTCGTTGGAAGGTACGTACTGCGATTTGAGGCAACGATTGTTACAGCCAATGGCGTTATGCTGCGGTCTGTCGCACGGGTTCAGATGGCTTGAGATTTAGAAAATAAGGAGAAAGTATGGCAATCACACACATTCAATTTAATCCTGCAACTACCGGCGGATCACGCATCCGTCAGTTGCTCGGCAGTCTCGAAAACGGACAGAGTCTTATTGTTCAGGAACTGGCGACGTTCGTCACGCTCTGCGACAACAGCGATCCATCGTCAGCGGCCAATTTCACGGCGGCGGCGTCCTATTACGGGTTTGCGAGCAATGCGGATGCGAAAGCCTCTTACGATGAACTCAATAGCTTGAATCTGAAAATCAACAGCGATGCCAGCGTGAGCAACGTTATGACCGCAATCAAGCAGGCGGCGAACAAACACCGATAGACTGTGGCCCAATCCTACTACACGCCGTTCACAATCCAGACAGCGCAGGTGCCATCGACGCAGACCAATTTCCCTGCGCTCGTGGTGGCTAGTGCTGCCCGGTTTAAGACGATTGCGAATGGCGGCCATGTCCAGACGGGGAACGATATCCGGCCTTACTCGGATTCTACGCTGACGACGGCGCTCACGTATGAAATGGAATTCTACGACGGCTTAAACGGGATTTGGTATGGCTGGGTGCTGCTCGCCAGTGCTGCCGATGCGCTAGTGATCTATCTCGGTTACGGCGATGCCGCACTGAGTAGTGATGGTAGCAGTTCCGCTACATGGGCGAATAGTTTCGGGGCCGTCTACCATTTGGGAGATGGATCATCGCTGGTACTGACAGATTCCACGTCGAATGCAAACACCCTGAGCAATGACAGCATTACGGCAACGACCGGAAAAATTAAGGGTGGCGCCTTGTTTGATGGGTTCGAACCGCATCGACTTTCCAAGGCGGTGTCCTCCGGTATTAATCTTGGAACCGAGCAAACGATGTCGCTCTGGATCAATCCGACATCCTTTGCGAACCATGATGGAGATGGCACGCTCTATATTTCGAATCAAAACCCGGTAGGTTTAACTCTCGACAGCAGCGGACATGTTACGGCACTTATAGGGACATCGTCTGCAGATCGTATATCCGTTTCATCCGGGACTCTCTCCACTGGCGTATTCACGATGCTCCATGCAACATGGTCCACTTCGGATAATTTATGGAGATTGTATGCCAACGCTTCGGAGATGAGCTATACAACCCAGAACGCAGGAAGCGGAACCACTAACTCAGACGGCACCCTTCTTAGCATTGGCGCGGCGTGGAACAACGAATACTTCGGCAATTACTACGGCGTCATGGATGAGGTGCGAATCTCGACCGTAAAGCGTTCCGCCAACTGGATCACGACCGAATACAACAATCAATCGAATAACTCCGCATTCTGGACTACTGGCGCCGAGTCGGCGGTGGGTGGGGGTGGACCCGTCTTTATCACAAGCCCAGTGCGGCCATTAATTCCCGGTCTTCGTCGTACTCAAATTATTCAGATATAAACTATTGACGATTCTTGTTATAAAGTAGCCACGTTCGAACGTAAAGGAGAATGACCCATGCAAGGTGGACGAAAATATAATCTCGGTGGACAATTGACCGCAACGGCGGCCAAAACACGCGCCTGCACGATTGGCAATGCCACCGTGTTGCCGCATACGTATTTCATGCAGGTATCGGCCATCAGTGCAACTCCTGCCGATTCGGTGAATGAATACACGCTGAAACGAATCTCTGCAATCGGCTCTCTCGCCGTCACATCGACGACTCCAGCAGCGCTCGGTACTGGCGTTCCTGCATCGTTGCTGGTCGGTGGTGCTGCGCTGACCGGCATCAATGCCACAGGCGAACCGACCTACACTGCCAATTCCGACGTTCTGAGTTGGTCGCACAACATGCACGCGGTCTCGGCCTTCTATGCCCCGGAAGGTGGAGAATTCGAACAGGAAGCCTCTGTCACAAAGGGCTTGGGCCTGTTCCTGGTCGCCGGTGCCACAGTGTATTCCGATGTTCTCTCCTGGCATTGGGTTGAATAGTGAGTGCTATAGATACCGCCAATCTTGAGGAGTTGCGCGAACTCGTCAAGGCCATGATTGCCGCACAATCCCCACGCACGGAAGAACTGGGATTGGATCGCTATTCGAATCTTCCGATATTTTTAGCCCCTCCGGAATGTCCACGCTGCAAACCATTCTCGGAAATGTATTTCGATCCCGACAAGCGCGAGAATTTTGCCATCTGCCACGATTGCAAACAGCCAATTCCCCATCCGACCTGGGAGTTCGGGGGTCGTGGCGTGGAATCGGCCACGGTCGATCATCTCCATACCCATGATATCCAGAAGCAGTTGAGCAAAGAATCCGTGCGCACGCTGGCGCGGCGGGAACTCTGCCTGCCGTGCTTTCGCATCGATTGGGCGAAAGCCAATCCGGGAAAGAAATGCGATTTGTAGATTGGAAAAAGCAGGCCGATGCGCTTCGCGGGATTGCCAATTCGCTGTCGATTCCCGAACGCTATCAGAACCATGAACTCAAAGACCGCAAGAGCGTCTACGATGATATCGTTGCACCACGCACCGACAAGAATGGGGGCTACTTCACGGAAGATGGTGTTGTGGTCGCTCAGACACAGCAATGCCCCCATTGCCAGAAGCATTGGGTATGCCGCAAAGGATCAGGAGAAGTCCGGGGCTGGTGCTGGAACTGTGCTCGGGCCACTTGCGGAAAGCCTCAGTGCCATGTCTGCGTTCCATGGGGTAAGAAAATGGAAAACATGATGAAGGAAGAACGCAAAAGGGCCATTGTCGATTCCTACTTGATCGGAGGGTAAATGTTCGCGGATCGCGTCATGGAAACATCCACGACCACCGGCACAGGAGATATTACCCTCTCTGGCGCGGTCACCGGCTATCGTACCTGGAATACTGCACTTGGTGTAGGGCCGGGAACCTCTTACGCCATCGTCGCGGTCGATGGGAACGGGCTTCCCACCGGAGATTGGGAAACTGGAGAAGGCTGGCTATCGGGTTCGACGACCCTGGTTCGGAATAATCCGCAGGCTGGCAGCGCGTCTGTTCCAGTGTCCTTCGCGGCAGGAACCAAGCGGGTGTTTATCACCATCGCGTCTTCAGAAATGACAGCGTTGAACGCTATTGGTGCGGTTCATGCGCAAACGACCTTCGGAGGATTTTAGATTATGGCTGCGAATACCGATCCGATCTTCCCCAGCTCCGCCATTATCGGCATTGGTACCACTATCGCGACCAGTACGGCCCGCGCCAATGTAACTGGAACCGGAACGAACACGGCATGCACGAATACGTCCACTAATGGTCTGCGCGTGGATGCCATTGTTGTCACCGCCGCTGCGACCACGGCAGCCGCATGTGTGACGATCTGGATTTATGATGGCACCACGCAGTTTCTATTTGATGAATTTGTCGTGCCTGCGATTACGCCATCGACAACAGTAGCGGCCTATTCGGCGACCAAGTTCTATACGAGCTTGGTGCTGCCAGCCACTTATAGGATCTTTGCTGCCACCACTATTGGTCAGAACACGAATGTGTTTGTGATGGGCGGGGCGTTTTGATATGCCTTGGCCAGTAGGATTTTCAAGGACCGCTCAGACTCGATTCGTCGTGCCGTCTCCTGCGGCGATATTCCCAACTGGAGTCACGTCCTATACGATTCCATATTCAGGGCTTTATCGCGTTTCGGCGGTTGGTGCTGGTGGATCGGGTGGCGCAATCTTCACGACGACCACGGGCGGCGCGGCATCCGGTGGTGGCGGAGGCGGGTTCTGTGAAGGGGAGTTCTATTTCAGTTCCGGTACTGTGATGACCATGAGCATCGGTGCCGGTGGAGCGGTAGCCAGTTCCAGTTCCAGCGGCACGGGTGTTGCCGGAAATGCCGGAGGAAATACTACTGTCAGCGGCGGTGGCTGCAACATGACCGCGTTCGGTGGCTCTGCTGGTGCATTTGTGACGGTCAATGCCACAACGGCAACGGGTGGCGCGGGTGGTTTGGCCGGGACAGGCGGAAACATTCCCGGATACGCCGGTGGTGCGGGAGGGAGTGCGCTTCATGCAACCAATGGATTTGAAACAGGAGGCGGCGGCGCTGCTGGATCGCCTTATGGAGTTGGTGGAGCAGGGGGCGCTTCGACGGGCACCCTTGGATCGGCAGGCGGCGGTGGCGCAGTGGGCGGATTTGCGGGGGGTGCCGCAACTGGAGCGACCGGACGCGGTGGTGGCGGTGGTACGGGCGGAGCTGGGGTTGCTGGTAGCGGCGCTAATGGCGCAGGCGGTCCTAATCGACTCGGATATACCCCGGTTGGAACAACGCCACTATCCTCCGCCGATGGATTTTCGCGTTCAATAAATAGCACATCCTCGATTGGATTCGGATTCGATCATCTGACTGACCCGTTTCGTCAACTCACCGGCGCTGGTTCTGCGGGAAATACGATCCTGGCTGCTGGTACAGGCGCGGGATCTGGGGGAAGTGGCGATGTCGGCGCAACCAATACGCTTCAAACCTTCATGGGGGGTGGCGGTGGTGCAGGCGTCGGCGCGATTTGTCGGGCCGGAGGTTCCGTAGTTGGGGGTGGCGGCGGGGGCTGTGCTTCCATTACGACCGGTCCGGCAACCAGCGGACGGGGTGGCAATGGATTGGTGACTATCGAGAGAATAGGATAAACCGTGCTCGGAAACTTTCCGATAGCTGGTCAACCCCTCGCTGGAGTATCCGAGAACTCGCCTGCTGCTGCTACAACCTTCACTATCGACGAAGTCATTCCCCGAATTGCGGGAACCGTTACCACGGTCATTGTGATGTCCGGCTATGTCTTTGCCGGAACTGCTGCTCCCACTTTCGTTTTTAACGATCAGCCATTACGGCCTCCAGTTCGAGCGCCGCGCTCGGTCCAGCGGCCATATGATGCTCCAGTCCATTTAGCCGCTTTAATTGCCACAGGTACAATCAGCGAGCCATCACGGCCATTACCGCGACCGATTCCGACCCGTATTCCGCAACAGGCGAATGAAATTGTATTCCCGGTGCCTGCACCAATCCCTATTGGAGCCATAACCGGACCATCGAAGCCCTTGCGCCCGATTCAGAATCGGATTATTCCTACGCAGGAAGGACAGACATTCTTCACAAGTGCGTTGCCATTTCCTGCATCACACATTTATGAACCCGTCCGCCCGTTACGTACAGCCCAGACTCGCATAATTCCCAATCAGGAAGGACAGCCTTTCGTTACGCCTCCGGTATCTGGGGCAACAATGGCCGAGTCGCTTGTTCCGTATTCGGTTCCAGGCGTTACCAATACCATCTTCATACCCAGTAGCGTCTTTATTGGGGCACCGCCACCCGCGCCACCGGTATTTGTCGATTCTGTCATTCCGTTTCCGGTTGCTGGTCCTGAGAATCTGGTTCGACTCACAGGAACGGTGGGCGTGTTCTTCAATATGGCCTATGATTTCGGATGGGCCGAAACCTCCAGGCCGCAACGATCTTCAAGCTTTCCAAGAATCATCCGGCCATTCGATCATGTTCATTTATCCACGGCTGTAACTCCGATTTATAACTATGGATGGGAGGCTATTCCAAAACTGCCTCAGCCATCGCCCAATCGGGTTCGGATTCTGAGACCATTCGAGCATGTTTTCTTATCCGCTCCAATTCCGCCGACCTATAACTACGGATGGGAAGCGAACACGCAACGTCCTCGACAGCTTAAGCCCTCAAATGCGCGGAATCTGGCACCTGACATCCATATCCTGCGTCCGGGTAACACCTACAACTACGGATGGGATCCCATTACCCAGCGACCTCGGCAACTTAAACCATCCAATGCGAGAAACTTAGCTCCGGATGTTCATCTCATCAGGCCTGGGACCACTTACGATTATGGATGGGCGAATATCCCGCGACTGCCACGACCGTTGCCACCATCGAATGCGCGGCGGATCCAGCCGGACTATTTCACGTTCCTCTCCGAACGTCGCACGCTTATCACGGGAATCATCACCGATCCGGCAGGAAATCCGGCAACCAGCGGGTATGTGCTGTTCAAATTGATGGGCGGTCTACACGAAGAGCAGTTCTATCGAACCATCGATGGTGCAGTGATTCTGAATAAAAACATGAAAGCCTACATCAATAGTACCGGACATGTGGTGGCTGCCGATTTGGTCAGTCCGTTCTACATTTATGGGAATGATCGGATTACTCCTTCAGGCTCGTGGTATCAGGTAAAATTCGCACCAAATGGAGTAGTGAGCCAAATTACCAACTTTATCTATATATCTGGAACCATTTATGACATCACTTCGCCAGTTTTTATCTAAACGACATGCCGCCATGTCCTTCGGAGTGTAATGTGTAAAATGTTGTTGTCTGTTACGTTGAAGCGCGTTGCAAGTGAAGTTAGTGTTTCACCCAAAGATCGCGCACTCCTAATGGCCCGAATGTCATCCTCAGTCAATTTTGATTGTGGAACTGTTTCGCCTTTTAGCTGCCTTCCTTTTCGAACCTTGTCATCCATGTTGTCTTTCGGGGTTCCGAGAAAAAGATGGCTCGGTCTTACACATGATGGATTGTCGCAGTGATGAAGCACTTGCATATTGGAATCAAAACAGCCATAAGTGAGCTTGAAGGAAAGTCGATGAGCAAGCCATTTTCGCTTTTTAATAGAAAAAACGCCGTATCCGTATGGCTGTTTAGGTCCGATCCATATCCAGCAATGTTCGTCATCGCAGCGATGGACGGAACTCCAAAATCTGGACTCGGTATTGAATCTATTGCCGTAGCAGGCGCGGCTACAGAATTTACGAATTGCACGGCTGGGGAAGACGAAGTCGGATTTACCGCAGGTCTGGCAAGTTCTGGTAGTCTTAGGCATGTCGGGAAACCTCCAATTTCTCGATGTAAAGTGTGGCGTGGGGATTCAACCTCTCCGCGCCATACGCATTATATGGTAAAAGCGAATCCGGTATTTATATGATTGATACGTTTTTCTGTAGTGCGGATCGATCCATTCAGCGTGCCATTATGGCGGCACGATGCGCTTCAGAATGGGGGAAGATCGATAACATCCGCTTTATTCAATTGAATTCATGGAGCATCGATAAAACACCTCTGGAATTTCAGCGATATCGTCGGGTTACTGCTGATAAATTATCGATATCTGATCCGTATATTGTGGCGGACGACGATTGCCTGATTCCTGACGATTTCAATCTGGAGGAATGTCTTCGCATCTTCGAAGCGCATCCCGACTTTGCGATCATGAGTCTCCTGCCATCCAATGCCTCCATTCAAGAATGGACTCCTGAAACCTACCCAGTTCATAACGATTCCGATGTCATGGAAGTGGCATCGGCTGGGGGGATACGGTTCTGTAGGAAAGGAATCTTGCAGAACTGGCCTCCAATGGGCGAACTACCCGGATATGACAAGATTCATTGCGGTGCACTGCGCATGGCGGGATATCGTGTCGGCTACTTTCGGAACCATAAAATGCTACATCTTGGCGAAGGCCATTCGACAATCTGGACGGACCATATGGTGAATCGCTAATGCCCACAAAAACCGTCGTAACCGGCACTCTTCAAGATGCCGGTGGGAATCTGGTCACGGGCGGTCGGGTGCAGTTCACTATTGGCAGTGGTGCCGCCGAACTCCAGTATTATCGCGTGGCGGGAACCGCCGTAATCGTTCCAAATGTCGTCAATGCGGTCATTACCAGCGCGGGGCAGGTAGTGGCCGAAGACGGATTCAACCCATTGCTGATATGGGGTAACGACACGCTCTCACCCTCGAATTCATGGTATCGCATCAAGTTCGCGCCAGTGGATGGACCCGTACAGACTACTGATCAGGTATTGATTCAGGGTGCGACCTATAATCTGAACACTCCCACCTTTTACGACATCACCAGCTTTGTGCCCGATCAGGCTCCCATCGATGTCGAGCGGATCCAGGCCAATATTATCCCTGTTACCACGGGCCAGTACACGCTGGGCAATGATACTCACTATTACGCCTCAGCCTATATCCAGCAATTATTCGCAAACACCATCACATCCACATCCATCCCCACTGTTCTGACATTTGAGCAATTTGGAGCAATTGGAAACGATGTGGCCGATGATAGTACGGCCATACAGGCAGCGATCACGAGCGCGGGAACCACTGGATTCAAGATTGTCGGCGGTGCTGGGAAAATCTATCGAACGACCGTACCGATCAATATAACCGGAAATAAATGCGTATGGATTGATGGTGTCGGAACCTCGTACATGTTCCCTGGTCGGCAGAATCCCACCATTGCTGGGACCTACTTCCATTTCGATCATACTGGAAAAGGCTTTAATTGCAGTTCGACGGTCACGATATTCGACACCCGCTTCTCCAATTTCGGCATTATCCGAAATCAGCCAACGGTAACCGGATCTCCATGGACACCAACAGCAAATGACTTCGATATCTATACCGATACGGTGTCGCTATATATCCAGAACGTCTATTTGCAGAAGTCCACAAAAGGCGTGTATGTCACATCGACATCGGCAAATGCGGTTATCGATATCGACCGATTGCATGGCGAGGCATTTCAGAAGTTTGTTTGGATCAATTTCTCCGCCGATATCTGCCGTTTGAACAACCTGCATAATTATGTGTATTGGGCATCGGAAGCCGTGGTCTATACCTACATGCTGTCGAATCTGGATTTTATCCATCTAGGACGTGTGGATAATCCCATGATTACGAACTGCTTTGCGATCTATGCCCGCGCTGCGTTGCGTTGCTCCTTCAGCAATACTGGAACTGTTTCTGGAGTGCCGAGCCTGGTTCAATGCGTCAACTTTCAGGCCGATACCTGCACACTCGGACTGTGGGTGGATGGGGCCAATGCCATGACCGGTCAGTTCACAAACTTCCACCATCAGGGATTCGTCGATGGCGTGATTGATCTCACATCTCAGGGAATTCTCGTTCAGGCCAATTCCGTTCTGCTCGATTTCAGCGTCTTTGGGACCTCACGTTCTGCGCTTAGCGCCATTCAGGTTACCGGTATAAACGACGAATTGCGATTCTCTGGACCCACAACCATTATTGGCTGGGATTGGTATGCCGCAGGACTTCCTGCGGTAAAACAGACGGCGTCCTCATCTAACTCCATTCGTTTTGCCGATGTGCCGCTCTTTGATGTCCGGGTGGGAACCGGGCCGCATTATTCGGGCGATATTGTCTATGTCGATGAATGGCAATCCTATACTCCAGCGGTAAGCTCCAGCGGTGGGACCATTACCACATTGGGAACGGTGACGGGACGCTTCAAATGGGTCGGGACATCGGTTCATTGGAAGGCCGACATCACGATTACCACGAACGGAACCGGATCGGGATTTATCCTAGTTGGGCTTCCCAATACGGTGATCACGGCCAGCGCAGGATCAGGATATATTGCCGCAAGCGGAGCGATTCTGTCAGTGATCATGGCAACAGCGGGAACCAGTGCGATTGTCGGCAAGCATGATGGAACATATCCTGGTGCGGATGGCGCTCATTTGGTCGTGGGCGGAGTATTCGAGGCGTTCTAATGTCAGACTTCAATAAATCCATGACTCCCGATGCCCGTAAGAAGTTCGCGGAAAGCTATCTTAGGGATCGAGAGCGCGGGCGAACGGATTTATTATGGCTCTGCAAGATGGTACTCGGTTATCGCGATATCTCAGCGGCGGATATTGGCTGGGAAGATCCCGATAATTTAAAGGCTGGAGAGAATCATTCCCCCATAATCGATGGCCTGCATAAGTTCTCAGGCCGTATAGATGCGTTTGATCCAGAATCCATGCGCGTGATTAGTTCCATTGAGCGAGTGGCAATGTATGACCAGAAGGATAAGGACAATATCCGGAACTGGCTATTTCTGTTCCCACGCGATCACCTGAAAACCAGCGTTATCACTATCGCTAGCACGATTCAGTGGATTCTGAACTATCCCGACGTGAGAATCCTTCTGTCGTTCTCATCCGGGGATCATGGCGACCGCATCATGACGGCGATTCTGGCGCATTTTCGGTATAACGCCGATTTTCGATTTTGGTATCCCGAATTCTGCCCCGATGCCAATCGAGCTAAAGATTTTGGATCACTCGCATCATTTACGGTTCCAAATCGCACGCGTCAGATCACCGAACCCACGGTCATGGCGGTATCGGTGGGCAAGATGATTGCCGGTACCCATCAGGACGTGCATATTCACTCGGATCTGGTCGATAAAGAGAACGTGAAGACCTCGGGTGGTATCCGCGACGTAATCGATCATTTCAAGTACACCGATCCACTCTTGGCGCGTGTTCAAGGCAAGCAGGGATGGAGAATCGTGGAAGGCACGCCCTACGATTATTCCGATCTTTACGGGGATATCCGGGACAAAGAAGCCGAAAAAGAGCCTGAAAAACGTAGTTGGCATATCATTGAGCGGTCTGCGGAAGTCAATCCAGTCACCGGGAAAACGTTATGGCCGCATCGCTATGATTGGAAGGCACTCAAAGCCATCGAAGAAAACGTCGGACTTTATATCTACAATGCCCAGTACTGCATGCGTTGCATTGCGCCTTCCGGGGGGTTGGCGACCAAGGACGAAATTCGATTCATTCCACGTTCTCGCGTGCGTGAATTGATGCCACAATATCGCATCCATACGACGATTGACTCAGCGGGCGTGGAGGAAAAAGCCAATGGCGACTACTGGTCTTTCTGCACGGCGGGTTTCCTGCCGACCGGTTATATCCACATCATTGACGTTCGACATGGACACTTTACCGCGTTCCAGGCCATCGAACAGTTCTTCAGTATCCACCATCAGTTCCGTCCTCTGGATTTCAAGATGGAGAAAACGCAGCATGCGCAAATGATCGAACCGTTTCTTCGGCAGGAGATGTCCAAGCGGGGAATATTTCTGAATGTCTTGAATATCCCACGATCCAACACGCAATCGAAGAAGAACCGTATCTTCGGGATCCAGCCGTTCTTTCAATCCAAGCGCCTGCTATTTGCCGATGATCTGCCCTGCATGGGCCATCTGGTGATGGAAATCACGCGATTCCCGAAGTTCCGATACGACGATATTTTGGATACCATCGCCGATCAGATGCAGCATGCCGATGGCAAGGGGATTGAATCCGATCTCTATCCCACTCCACAGGAAATGGAAGAGAATCCCTTTGCAGCGGCAGGCAAGGCTGCGTTTCTAGGATTTGATCCTGTCACCAAGGCGGCGATATTTGGTGGTCAGCCGCAATTCACCGATCAAAGCGAGTATTATCATGAGCGAACAGGACTATAAATGGCACAAACCGCACTGACCACCATGGGTCCGCAACCGCTCACTGAGCAGGAATCTCGCCGAATCATCACGCCTGCCGATACATGGAGCGATGATTACGCCTTGAAGGTGGTCACTCAGGATTTCGGATTGGCTGAAAACTACCGCACCAATAACCACGACTGGCGCTGGAATACGCATGAGGCGCTCTATCTGGGATACGTGCCACAGAAGTACTGGCCCGGAACGAAAATCCCGCGTGCCAGCTTGAGTGCGATGACATCATTTGAGCAAATTGAATCGATGATGCCACGCATCATGCAGGCGCTATTTGCCGATGATCCATGGTTTGACGCCACTTCCATGGGCAATACATCTCCGCATGCGGCAGTCATCTCAAGAGAAACGATTCTGTCTCAATTGGAAGACTGCAAGGTTCGTAAAGTCATTGAACTGGCCGTTCGCAGTGGTCTTCAGTATGGCAATGGCCCGCTCGAACTCTCATGGTTGTATTCGTCGAAGATGGTCAAAAAGTTCGTTCCCAAATTCATCCCCCGCCGACGATCTGCATTCCATCCCCTGCTGGGTCAAATCACCGTACCTATTGGCGGATACGACCGTGTGATTCGAGAGACGGAAGAAGAGGAATACGAGAATCGGCCAGTCTTGGAAACCATCGATATCCGGGATTTCTATATCGATCCAAACTGTCCGACATCGGATCCAGAGGATGCAAGATACACCGTTCGCCGATCCTATAAAGAAGCGGACTACCTCCGAAGCTTTCGCGGAGTGGATGGATTCAACGTGCCATCTGACGAAGACATTATCGAACTCTGCCGTACAAAACCATCCGCTATGGGTGATTCCACAAAGCAATTTGGTGAAGCGGCACGTATGGGCCAGTGGAATCCACAGGTCGATCAGAGTGTGGATCCTGGGGCGGGTCGTTTTGAGCTGCTTTGCTACAAGACCGACCGGCGCATTGTTTGGGTTGCCAATCGCCGATTCGTGATCTATAACGTCCCGAATCCTTACGGTCGCAAGCTGCAATACAACTTCTCTTATACCGATATCCTGAGTCGATTCTACGGCTTCTCCGTCTGCGACGCCATTGAAGGCGAACAGCGATTGCAGGAAGGTTTGACCAACGGGCGCGTGGATGAAATCGCATTGAATATACATCCGCCGACGACTGTACTGAGCAGCAATCGGGAACCGGTCTATAAACTGCGCATCAGTCCCGGACAGGTCAATTACTCCACCGACCCGAAGAACGACATGATTCGTCAGTTTACGCCAAATGTAACGCAGAACGCTTATCAAGAGCATGCGATGTCGGAAGTGCGAGTCCAGAAGATTACCGGACTTGCGGATACGTCCTCGGGCGGACAGAATCCAGTTGCTCGTTCGGCAACCGGTGCAGGATTGCAGGGACAGGCTACAGTGGTTCGCAATCAGTACCAGGTGGAGAAAGTCGAAGATAACGTACTCGAACCCATGCTGGCGGATTGCCATATGTTGAATCAGTTCCACCTTGACCCTGATCAGCGCATTGAAGCAGTCAACGGCGAACAGATCGACCCGATTGCGGTCTTTGGCGCGAAGGTCAAATTCAAGATGCGTGCGGGTTCCCGCATGGCCGCCAAGGCCGGATTGATGAATGTATTGCCAATCATCTTTCAGGAAATCGCCAATCCTCAGTTGCAGGCTCAATTGACGCAACAGGGATTGACCATTAATTTTCCTGAAATTATGCAAATGATACTGGATGCCACTGGGTATCGTAAAAAAGCGGAATGGATAACAAAACTAACTCCAGAGCAGGCCGCTTCCATTAAGGCGGCTCAGGAGAATCCGCAATCGGCTGACCTCCAGAAACAGCGAGAAAGAATGCAGCAAATGGCCCAGATGAATCTAAATAAGGCTGAAACCACAATGGCCCAAACTGCACTGGAAGCCAAAGTAGATTTGCTGATGCAGCATGTAGATAGTCAGACCAAGATAATTCTGGAATCCATGAAACAAAAGAAACAGGCCGAAGACTAATTAATATGCTTCCATGTCACACCATGAACAATGTCTCCGATACAAGACGCGGAAACTTGGAATACCTCAGCGAGGTCCTTTCTTTTTTCCCCAGATTGATATCTATTCCTGATCTCAATTATTTGAACGGATTTCAGTTTCGCACTGCGCTGCTTTTCTCCTTTTGGTGCATTGAGGCGTCCTTTGAGCATCATATCTCTAGTGTTATCTGCATTAGTTCCCTGAGACAGATGACGTTTGTTAAAGCAGGGCGGATTATCACAGCTATGAAGTGTTTTAAGGTTTTCATCGAAGCCATTCGGGTTCACAATCCGAAGTACTACTCTGTGGGCGAACTCTTCTTTTCCGTTCCATCGTGCCTTGCCGTAGCCTTTAGGATTTCGGCAATATGGCCATTCGATACATTCATCGGTTTCTATTTTGATGGCTTCGATCAGGTATTGAATTCTGGTAGGCTTCTGTCTGGGCATTTCGGCTCCTCGAAAGCTGATTTGTCTTTCGGCCTCGCTGCTAACACGGCGGGGCCGTTCCAATTTTAACACATATGGAACAAGAGTACACCGGTCCCGGATTGGCGCTTGACGCGGAGAATATGGAAATCCTACAGGCCGGGATGGATTTCCATGATCTCCAGAAGACTCCCGGCTATCGGCGCGTTATGAAGTTCTTGAAAGCCCGATCCGATATGGCCCTGAAGACCATGCGCGATGCACCCATCGGTGACGATAAAATCCGTTTGGAGATGTTGCTGCAATGGCAGTTCTGCGAAGATGTGATCGACGCCATTGACGATCATATCGATCAGGCCATGCGATTGGCGCAATCGACCATCAAAGATTTGAACGTGAATGAACTGGCCCGTGAAGGATTTGCGATACGCTTTGGCAATGATGACGAAACCGAGTAAAGGAGATTACGATGTTTACGGAGATTGATCCTACTGCCCCGATCCCTGAAGAAGACGCCCCGCTGGGCCTATCCATCGATCAGCCACCTGTTCCCATGGATGCGTTCTCGCGTCCGGAATATGACGGCGCTCCACCATCGGAGGAATCCGCGCCCGCAGAAGCGGCACCTGCTCCAAAGAAGATGCTTCGCGTGGATATGGGCAACGGCAAATATTACACGGCTGAGAGCGAACGCGAATTGCTTCAGAAGCTGGTAGATGGCAAGAAAGAGGCGGACCGCTATATTGAAGAACTGAAGGCGCTGAAAGCGGCTGCGCCTCCATCCACGTCCATCAATGCCACGGTTCATCCAAGAATTCCGACAAATGACAGTGATTTGCCGGAGAAGTATGACCATCAAACGTATCTGGATATGCTCGGCAATGATCCCAAGAAAGCGACACGCTACATCAATCGAGAGATTTATGGCGGTGATCCTGCGGAGATGCTGCAACACGCCTATACGATTGCCAACCAGGTTCAGGAACACATGACAGCAGCAGAGTTCCGAAGGCTCAATCCGGACTATATTCCCAGTGATGCGGCAGCGGATGTCCTCACCGACATTGCCGCAAAGCATGGCCTGGATCCGAGAAACCTTCCGGCTCTGGAATGGTGCTGGACTGAAGCAAAGCGCTCAGGCCGATTGAGCGCCGGTCAAGTCAATCCAGACGGTGAAGTCGAATATGAAGATATTAATTTCGCCAGTCCTGCGGCTACGGGAACTGTGGTTCCGATTGCACGACCGAATGCTCCGCAACGCCGTGGCGCAAGTGCGCCTCCAGCGCCCCGTGGTGGCGGTGGCAATGCCCAGGGAACCGAACCGATTGATCCATATTCGATCCCATTGGAGGATCTGAGAAAAGCGATTGAATCCAAAGGTGCCTTGCGTCGGTAAGAATTCTGTTGTACTCTCGCCCCGTAGAATCATAACCATGGATTCTACGGGGTAACACATTCACCCCAAATCGTAACCAGTCGATTTGGATCTAACCGCCAACTTCCTCCCGTCCGGTAACCATTCCAGCGGCTCTCACTATTCCTTTGTTTTGTTAATCCTCTTTAAAGGAGAGAGCTATGGCTTATTCACCAGCCAGTAACGCCACAACCACCGCGACACTGCGCCATCAGGCGACGGTTTATTACAACCGCACTGGATTGGACCAGTTGACGGCGCTGTTTTATTTCCAAGCAGCCGGAGAAGATGAAATTCTTCCACTCCGCAATGGAAAAACAATTCAGTGGTTCCGATACGATCTGCTTTCCGGGAATACGACTCCAGCCTCCGAA